ATTTTTTATAAAATAATTTATAATAAATTGAAATAACTTATAAATAAATAAGGGGAGATTCCATAGGGCCATGATAAACACGACTATGAGGTGACTAGGATCTCGTCGACCTAGCTGGCTTGGATACAGTTTCCCACATCCGAACCAGAGAGGACTCACGAACTTTAATGTCAGACATTACACGAGTATAGATTTCCTTAGGAAGTGGTAAACCACTTAATAAGGAATCAAGCTCTTGTAGCTTCTGCCATATGTCAAGTAGGGCCTTAACATCCTTGTCACCGGATTCAATTATTGCGAGCAGCCCTTCTCTTATATTCCGTATATCTATCTGAACATCCATAAAGGTTGGGCGATAGACGTACTCGTTAATCTGGTCTAAGACGTATTCAACGTTATTACGTTCGAATGCAGCTTGAGCCAGCTTTGATTCAGTATTAAACTCTGAATCTCATATTATGTCACCGTTTTCATCCTGAAAAAGGAATCTGGAGAAACCCTTTCTTCCAGGAGGAGGAGAAGATATATCGTCAAACATATTTGTTCGGGATATATCCCTCTCCACGGTTCCATAATACTCACGATCACGCTTGACAGTTGACATCTCCTTGGCAACCCTGGTTAACTCCAGGAAAGAGTCCGATGTTAGAGAATCTAACATCTTCTTAGCCATAGAAGACACCAAACTGTCAATTATACCCTTCACCTTCCGGTCCGTCAGCACATATCTCCCATGGACAGATTTCATAGAAATCCATTCAGGGAAAGATAAGGGCTTAACACCGAAAGGGGAATAATAAGAGAGGATTCTATGTCTAACTCTACGAGACTGCATATGTAGAGAAGACATAATCCTTCCTCTAACTCGATATCCAAAGCCGAATAAGCTCAGGTATTGAGATAGAGAAAGCTTGTACTTAAGTCCATACGCTATTGCTGAGGCTAATGACTTTGTTGCCATATATCATTCAGATATAGGCATCCCGGAAACATCCGAGAAGCCATTAGGTTTTCAGAAATAGGTTCGTTTAATAAACTCTGAAACCAGACGTTTAGACTTATGTACACGGATACCTTTGGATAACAACGATTTGTGGAGCCCAACTTGGACCCCCAATTCCGTCATTATTCTAAGGTATTCTCGCGCTACGTATGGGTCGGAAATGACAACGTCGTCCCCAACTATACAGTAGTAATTGAATCACTCCCCAGGACAGCTTTTTACTCTCCAAGCTGCCCATTGCACCACGGAATGATGGAAGAAGGCCATCATATGGAAGCTTGATTTAGC